TTAATTTTCTTGTTTCTTGAGAGATATGATACTCTCAAACTTATCGGCCGCAGCTTTGTCTGCTGTTCTGAGTAAGTGACCGTAAGTGTTCATGGTTGTTGTAATATTTCCGTGACCGAGCCGCTCAGAGATGACTTTGGCATGGACGCCCTGATTGATTAGCAAAGTAGCTGAGGTATGGCGTAGATCGTGAAAACGTATATACCTCAGACCGTGCCTTTTAACAAATAGACGGAACCAGAAAGAAGGTCGTTCATGGTGGAACGGTCTCCCGTCAAGGTGGGAAAATATAAAGTTACGCTGGTTACCTTCTACGTCTACGCACCCCTTCCAAGATTCCCCAAGATTCTCCTTTTCCCTAATACAGTAATAGTAATAATCTTTCAATTCATCTAAAACAGAAGAGGGGAGCGCAACGTTTCGCCTAGACCTCTCGGTCTTGGGACTTTTAATTATTACCTTTCCTTTCTCCGAATGAGTGAGGCTTTGTTCAATACTGACAACACCGTTTTTCCAGTCGACATGCTTCCACTCTAACCCGAGCAACTCACCTCGCCGCATTCCTGTTGTCAGAGCGAGCGTAATCATTATGCGCCAGTGGTATGGTTCCTTCTGTAACGCTCCAAGAAGTTGTTCTACCTCAAGCTCATCGTATGGCATGTTTATTTTAGACTGAACTTTTGGTTTTTTGACGCTGGCTGAGGGGTTGCTCTTTATCAGGTTTCACTCCACAGCTCGTGTAAGAACATTTGTAATAATTTTATGATCGTATTGGATAGTGCTAGACGAAAGCCCGCCTTTTTTCCTATCCCCTCTTACCCCATCCTTTTCCAGAGAGTGTATATAATTTACAATGTGAATCGGCCTGATCTCGTTCAGCCGCAAATGGCCAAATGTTGGTATGATTCTATTTTTTAGATTTTGTTCATATACATGCAGCGTGCGGTGGGATAAGTGCTTGGTCGCATATTTTTCCCTCCATTCTTCTACAAACGTCGCGAACGTCATCTTTTCAGGGGATATATATGCGCCCGATTCAACTTCAATTTTAAACTTGTGTAATTCCGTCTCAAGAAAGTCCCGCAATTTCTTAGTTGTCCTCAGCAAGGATTGATCTTCCACTCTTACAGTTTTAGTTCTTTTAATACGCTTACCGTTAGGGCTATGTCCTGCTTCAACAATAAGTCGCCATGAGTTGTTACCACGTTTCTCTATAGATGCCATTTCTTTTTACTCCTTTCGAAAAACGGCCTTGCGTAATATTTTCTTCTATAGAAAAGAGCGACTATTATAAATCGCTCTTTTCATCTCAATCTGAATCAACCACATACACGACAACTTTACCATGAATCTTAATTTCCGATATGTTTCCATACGATACTAGGTAATCCGTGAAACTTGGGTCTGTAGAATCCGGTCTGAAAATTACCCTACTGTTCACTTTATCGTTATAAAATCGTTTAACAGAGTATTCGTTCCCATTACTGTATATAACTATGTCACCGTTGTTAAGTTCAGAAAGTTCGATGTTTTTGACAACTATCAACGAGTTATGAGGAATCACCTTATTCATGGATTCCCCGTTTACTCTCATGATGTAAATGTCTTCTGATCCAGCCCATTTTCCCATCATGTCATCCGGCAAGGTTATCGTCTCCACGTTGTCTTCCGTGATGGTATTGACCTCTATCGGTTGACCAGCCGATATAGATATTGGGTAAAAGGGATAATCGGATGTTTTCAGCATACATGAATTGGATTTCTCAAGCCCAAGGATATAATCAGAACTGACTTTAAAAAATTCACTAAGTCGTTTGATGTCTTTTCCTTTCGGGAAATTGTCCCCGCTTTCCCATTTAGTAATAGTAGTGTAGGTCTTTAACCCTAAAATGTTGGCTAGTTGCTGCTGGGTTAGTCCCCTTTGTTCTCTTAACAACTTAATAATCTCACCAGTAGTACTCATCGTCTCACCTCCTTTAACTAAGTATACTTAATATATGATAATAAATCAACAGAACTCAGAGGCATCTATTGTATAACATAAAAAAGTGATAATAAATCATAAAAAGGGTTGAAACATGATTTATTATCATGTAAAATATAACCATAGTACGAAAAAGGCGGTGGATATATGGTAACAATTGCAGAATTAAGAGCTAGAAATGGAAAGATGACTCAAACTGAGCTGGCAAAGAAGATTGGAACTTCTCAGACAACAATCAGTGCTTGGGAAAAAGACATAAGTGTCATTTCAGCTCCGCATCTTAGAAGATTGTGCTTGTTTTTTAATGTGAGTGCCGATGACTTACTGGGAATTGATTTAATGGTTAAAAAATGTATGTGACATGATTTATAATCATAAACGCTTAGGGAAAGGAGTTTGAGGCATCATGACCGCTGTAGAAAAAGCAATCGTCGACATTATAGCGGCTCAAGTAGCGGAAGCCGAGAAACGTATTCTCGAACGACTATCCGCCGCAACAGGTCGCACACTGACTTTTACGGAAGCGTGTGAGTATCTACGAATATCTGAATACACTCTACGCCAACTATGCCGAGAAAAACGAATCCCACATCGGATAATCGGCTCGGAAGGCAGCAAGAAACCGCGGTACCTGTTTAGTACCGTCAGTCTGGATCGATGGGTCCGCGAGCAAGAGGAACGGAATTATCGTTTATGAAAGGATGATCACGAAAATGAATAAAATTACAGCCGCCGGGTATGGCCCGTTAATCAAACGTGAAGGAGTGCTTTACAGGGTAATTAGATAAGTATCGGAAGTAGGAAGGTCAGGGTTATAAGATATAGTTAAAGGTTCGCAAGTAATTTTATGTAAATCACTGAGCGCGGGTATTAAACGACTGAATTCTTCCTTATCAATCTTAATCCTAAAATGACTATTTAGAGTTTGTAACAAATCGTTATCGCTTGTTCGGGATCGGCGATACTGGCGTTCTTTATTTCATCTAATGCGGCCAATACCTTAGACGCTATCTCAATCATACAGTGGCCTCCTTTCTATATAAAGATTATAAACCTATATTATCAGGAAACGGGATTTATTGGAAGAGGTGTAGGGAACAGCCGGCTGGCACAAGTAAATAAAATTAAAAATTGGAGGAATGTAAATGGGATGCGATATTCATCTGTTTGTTGAGAAGAAGGTCAACGGGGCTTGGAAGGTGTTAAAGGGGATTAATGAACCGAGAATCCAAGATCTTTGCTCAACGTTGCAGAAAGCCAAAGAACGTGGGGCGGATACATTATGGCTAGAGGATTGGATTAAAGAAGAGAAAGAGGGAACGTGTGATTTTGTCAACATTCCTAGAAACTATCGCCTCTATGCCGCTCTTGCTAATGTCCGAAACTATGACAGGATAACGCCGATATCAACACCGCGGGGACTCCCTTCCGATATGTCAAGGGTAGTATACGAACAAGAAAATGAATGGTACTGGGGTCATGATCATTCTTGGTTAACCGCAAAGGAGCTATCCGAGTTTGATTGGAATCAAAAGATTAAGTTTGAAGGCTTTGTTGATGACGAGCAATACTCGGAGTTTTTGGAAAACGGCGTTCCGACGTGGTGGCACTTTGAACAGCGTAGTTGGGGAAAGCCATACAAACACATACAGTGGACAGAGACGCTTAAGGACTGCGTTGATACCTTTTACACTTGGTCTATCCCAAAGTTAATAGAGTTGGCTGACGGTGATTTGGAAAGTGTTCGTATCGTTTTCTGGTTCGATAACTAAAAAGAAGAAAGGAGTAATCGCATGAGTCGATGGCAAAGGTTAGCGGAAATGGACCTTATAAATTTGTTTCCGTATATAGTCGGCAGGATCGAGGGCATCGTCGAATCACAACTAGCCGACGACAACACTAAAATTAACGAAATTAAAAAGATTTTACTCGCTCTTAACGAAGAACTAGACGGGAGGTATTCCGAATGAATCTATCGACAATGCTCCGGGAATCCGCCGGAAAGACATCCGGCGTAGTCTACGCAACCGGCATAATGAAAGGCCGCGAAGTACTACGCATGGTCGCGGACTGCCGGGCGCAGGAAACGATCCGCGAAACGACATCCCGAATCCTTAGCGAAGGGAGGCGATAAGGCTTTGAACAACAATTTAATGTCGGTCGAAAGTCAGACGGAATACTCGATTACATCCGGCCAGACGGAAACGCGGATTTTCATAAAGTTTTATGTGGAGGCGGTGCGTTCGGGCATGGTCGCAGATATCGGTCCCGAACGGCTGCAAACGCTAATCGTACTGGCGTCATATATGAACGAAAAGGGCGAATGCTACCCCACGCAGGAGATGATCGCAAAGTCACTCGGGATTTCCCGGGAGAGTGCAACCCGTAGGATACGTTCCCTTCGAAAATACAAATGGAAGGGGCGGAACTTGATCGAGGTAAAGAGAACGAGGGACCCGCAGACGCAAGCGTGGGCAAATACGATATATACGATTCTGCCCGTTAGTAACCTCGGAATCTTCGATGGCGACCGTAAGTGACGCAAACGTCACGTAGCGGGCGTCACGTGGCCGACGTCACACTAAGAAGAACTATATAAACAAGAACTATATTAACTAGAACCATAAACATTATGCTGCGTCACTTCGTTCCTCGCGGTCGATGCCAAAATATATACCTAAACATATATTGATGCATCGATTTGAGAAGAACCTGAAAGGTTATTCGAAGAAGGCAAAACAAACGGACGCGACGGGCGGCCTAAAGGAGGCGTACGGCTTGGAAGATATCTGGGACATTGACGACTGGGTAGAAGAAGCGACTATACAGAAGGTTTATACGTTTTCTCCTAAGGATGTTGCGACCGCTTTAGGACTTCCTCTGCACGTTACTGCTGAAAGATTATTTCAACTTGTCAACCGTGGAAAAGTCACCTCACATTTCGAAGTACGCTGCCCAATCTGTTTTTCGGCGACACCCGTAGACCTCGAGATACTGGCCGCTGACCCGACATGTGCGTGTGGTGAGCACGTATACGAAGTTACTCCCGAGTTGATTTACGTGTTTTTTAAAATCAGACCCGAGTATATCAACTGGGTACAGAAACAGAACGAAAATTACCGAGGAATTAGACGATTTACTAACCGTTAGTATTATCCGTCCACCTCAGCGAGAAAATCGATAATTTCCCGAAAGGAGGCCGTTAAAATGGCGAGTAAAAAGATCGACATCCGCCTGACCGAAAACTTCCGCCTTCGAGCGGACGATCGGAACTTTATTATCATGGAACGAAGATTCACTGATCCAACGAGGTCCCCGAACTGGGAGGGCCTTAAGAAAAACGGAAAGTCACCCGAACCGCGGGAGACTTGGCGGGATTCCGGTTACTACAAGTTAGGCCAATTCGGACTAATGGCAGCGATAGAAGACGTCATTATCCGAGAGGGTAATAACCGAGGTAGTGCCGTAGGTAGCTTGGGCCAGTTGCTTGCGGAATACCAGAGAATTGCTGACGAAGTTCGCGACACTATCGGGACTAATTGGCATGAGTTGGGGGTGCCTCGGTATTTTGGTAGCGAAAATTAAGTCAGATGACTGGCGGAACCTTCCAATCGAGAAATGGAACGTCCGCACCGTTCATGCTTATTTTATCGAGATGAACCGCGAACTATACGACGCGGAATACGTACCTATGCGAAACTGGAAATTTGAGCAGGGCGTGATCAAGCGGAATCTGAAATCATACGGACCAGAAGTCTTACAGAAGGTATTCGATCGGGCATTCCGGGAGTACCGGCCATCCCGGAAGTACCCGATCCTGACGGCAGGGTTTGTACTATCGTATATGGCCGGGCGGATACTCCCGCAGGTGCTGGCGGCGGAGAAGAAGACTGAGGAGCAGGAAACGGATATATCGGAGCTATCATCGTGGCTCTAGAAGGAGGCGTAGACAAATGACAAAGGTAGCGGAAAAACAGACCGGGGAGTTATCGTCGGACCTCGCAACCCTGACGGCAGAGATAAACGCTTATAAACGAGTTGCGGGTGAGGCCATATTCGAAATTGGTCGACGATTAAAGCATGTAAGAAGGGAAAAACTCGCCGAAGAACGTGGCGGTTGGAATACTTGGTGTGAAAACGACTTGGGGATGTCTCGACGTTATGCAAATATGTTTGTGAGAGTTACCGACGAATTATCCGAAAGTGGGAAGACGTCTTCCCATTTGGGAGTTGAAATGTTGTATCAAATCGCAACACTCCCGCCAGAGGAGCGCACCAAGCCGCACACAATCCCATCAACCGGTCAGACGAAAACGGTCGAGGACATGACCGTGCGTGAACTCCGAGAAGTCAAGGCGGCACTTAAAGCCGAGGAGAAAGCACGGAAAGAGGCCGATGAACGAACCGAAGCAATCCGGGATACGCTAGAGGCGATCCGGCAGCAGCCGCCTAAAACGGAATACGTGCCCGACCCTAGGGTTAGCGACCGGCTAAAACGGTATGAGGCAAAATACGGAGACATTGACGGTATCGTCACCGATAGGATATCGAATCATACCGAGGTTGACGGTGCAGCTGCACAATTTGCTGACGATGTCCAGACGTTTCTCCTGAACTACGCCCACCTGACCACGTTTAAGGCATCATTTACGGGAATTTCCGATGAAGCTTACGAGAATTACGTAACAAGCCTCGACGCGCTAAAAGAGTTTATTAACGGGATGCAGCGAGTCTTGGACGGGGCGCCTAGGGGCAAAGCGGAAGTGATTGATATTAATGACGTTAGGGTGATGTAAGGAGGTTATGGCGTGGAGAAGAAGCAACTGACGGTGGAGGAACTAATGAAATTGGAAATGGACGAACTTCAAGAAATAATTGAAAACAACATAAAAGAAGCAGAAGTACTACTCAATATCATTAGGAGGGTTTAAATGTGGAAATTGCAAAGCTAGTCTTAAATCGGAATGGGAAATTTGCAATCGAATTTGATACGAATCAAGAGGTGCTTAACGTACTCGCGCCGATTGTTTCACAAATTTTTTCTACTCAACAACTGGCTGACACAAGCAAATTACGGGCCATCAAGAGGGGAACCGTACCCAAAACAGATAATATACAATTGCGTCTTGCCCAGCCGAAAACACCGCAATTAAGGCTAACTCCGAGGCAAGAGAGGGAATTAGAAACCCTTTGGTTAGACATAAGGTCGGCAGTTGAGTATTTCTGGAAGCTATGTCGGACTAACCGGAAGCAGGAGTCAAAAAGCCGAGTCTACAAAGAACTGTTCGACGAGTTCGAAGAAGTCACGGGATACAGAGCCAAACGGAAAATGACGTTAGGCAGGGTTGATCCGAGAAGTTTGGTACTGAATACGCTTATCCGAGAAGGAAAAGGTCCGGAGTTTCTGTCCTTCGTACGATCAAAGGCACGTGTATTTAACTCGGAATTAATCCGCATATAGGAGGCGCTGTATGAAAACTAAAGCCTATGTCGTAGACGCTTGGCAATTTAAAATTGGATTTTGCAAAGGCGGCATATGGACCTCCTTGCCAATGTCAGATGATGAGCTAACGAATTTCATGGAGCGTCTGCGAGAGATGGGAATATTCGACCCGATAGTGATGGTGTACGATGCATCGGCCCTCTACAAAAAGACGATAAAATCGCTTTGGACGGAGGACACCCGGCTTAGATTAGTCGAGTTGAATAATTTTTTGCTCGAATTAGAAGGAGGGTGATCTTAAGTTGTCTCATTCAAAAAACTGCATCCTGCGGCAACATTGCAAAAACGCTGACACCGACTTGTGCAATCGTATGTGTTCCTATTACGTCGGGCTCCATGGTTATAATGGCTTGGGCGGCCGGTACGGAGCAGCGAACATACCGACAGAGTACCAATTCATTACGCTTACCTCGTCTCCGGCCCGCGAGGTTCAAGCGAAGATATACGATTTCCTGAAGAGTTACGTAGGCACCTTTCCCCGTCAGTTTGAGGCTGATGCCGAGCCGATCAAATCGCTGTATCTGCGCTCCCATACGACAGGGACCGGAAAGACAACGACAGCCTGCGCAATCGCAACGGAATACCTTATCTGTCACTACATCGGGAGCCTCCGTCGGGGACGGCAGCCACTGGAAAGGCCAGTCTATTTCCTCGATGTAAACGCATGGCAAAACGACTACAACGAGTTCAACCGGAGGAATATACCTGAACACATCGGGGAGGCCGCATCTGCCCGGTATTACGCCGCTCAAAAGCACGCAATGGAGGTACCGCTTGCTGTATTAGACGATATCGGAGTCCGGGACTCTACGGAGGCATTCCGCGGGGACCTCCATCGGCTGATCAATACGCGGGTAACGGCCGGCCTTCCGACTGTATATACCTCAAATATTCCGCTGGCCGATCTAAACGAGGTATTCCGGGAGCCATCACCTCGGCTTGTCGACCGCATACGGGATAGGTGCGCAGAACTAATATTTGTCGGCGAAAGCAAAAGGGGGTTAAGACGGTGAGTGTACACGGTGAGCAACTGCTTTCAAAAATAGTGGATACAAACGACGTTCTGGCTCTTAAGAAGTACGGGATCGAACGTTACCACTTTGCAACAGAACCAGAGTGGGCCGCCTATGACTTTATCGTCAGGTATGCGAGCAAAAATGGAGGGAACGCGCCGAGCTATGCGACGTATGTCTCTGCTTGCCCTGATGTGACGTATATACCGGACGTGTCGGACAGCTACGAGTACCTAACTTGGGAGCTAAAGGATCGTGCCGGAAAGAAAATGGTAGCCGACTTGTTCAATCCGACAAAGGGTAAGCGAACCTCTGAAGTCGAGGAGAAATTCTCGGAGCTATCGTTTGATGAGTTTGTTGCATGGTTTACAAAGGAGTCCGACCGCATAAAGGAGACGCTTAACGTCGGAACCGGCACAAAAATAGGCCGTACGCTGGACGAAATGTCCGCGGACTTTCTACGGGAATATAAGCGCAGAGAAGCCGGTAAATCGTTCCGGCTATGGAAAACCCCTTTTGAGGCGTTAGACCGGGAAATTGGCGGGTTTTACAGCGGGGATATCTACGGAATCATGGCGGAGTCTGGCCGGGGGAAGACGTATCTACTCATCGCGATTGTAGATAAGCTGCTCCGGCAGGGCGCGAGTGTCCTCGTCAAGTCCTACGAAGTCAAAGAATACGTTTGGCTGGCTCGGCTTATCTCAGTTGCGACTGCGGTAGATGGGCTCTTTAAGGACGAGGAGACACAGACACCACTGGGGATTCCGAACAAAGCCATTCTATCGGGAAAGCTAGAGGATTTCGTCCGGGAGAACTTTGAGGACGTCGTATCCAAGCTGGCCGACTACTATCCCGGGAAGCTCTACTTTCAGGGGAAAGGTGGCTCCGAGCTTACGCGAACCCTCGATGATCTCGAGCGTGAGTTACAAACGACTAAAGTTGACGTAGTAATTCTAGACCCATTCTACGGTTTGTCCGACGTATACGGACGAAACGCAAACAAAACGGCAGGTGGTGCGGCTGAGTATGCGGCCTCCCGGTTCGAGAGGATTGTCGGGGAAAATGATGTCGTCGGATTCTACAGTATCCAGGTGACCGTGGAAAAGAAACGGCTTGACGAGGAGGAGCAGCGGGAGCTAAAGACTCCCAAACGCGATCAGGTTAAGACGACCAAACGACTCTTAGACATTGCAACGGTTCTGCTCGGGTTTGACTCTATAGAAAAAGAGGGTATAGCCGCATTGGGCATAGAGAAGGGGCGAAATGGCGGCGAGGACTTCCGGCTGGACCTTGTGGCACTACTAGATTACGGAGTCCTGCGGGAGTACCCAAAAGCCGAGGAGGCCGCGGAGCAGTTTACAGGAGTTTTCTAGGAGGTGGCCGGATTGTATATCGATGTGCTATACGAATTAGAGCAATTTGACTGGCGAAACGTCCGGCCAGCAGTCGATAGCTTTATCGCAAGTTCGCCGTTTCGCACGGATGATGATACTCCGTCATTCTTCGTAGACCTTCGGGAGGACTCCGATTATTACGGTTGCTGGCATGACTTTGGCGGCACTGACCCGGAATGGACCAGCGGAAATTTTACGAAGCTTCTATCGTTTCTGATGGACGTTTCTTACAGAGAAGCAGACGAATATTTGCGGCGTAAATACGAAAATGACGAACAACAAGAAACACCCGTCCTTAGGCGCGTTAGATTATCGGCAGAAAGGCCGAGAAAGCCGGTACTCCACGTCGGTCTACTTGAGGAATACCGCCATGACCATCCGTATTTAGCATCCCGTTGTATCACCGCAGGTGTCCAACGGGAAATGCAGACGGGGTACTGTCCAAGCAAAAATGCCGTTACCATTCCGTGGTTTGGTCCAAACGGGCAGTTACTCAATATCAAGTACCGCAGCGTAACCGGAAAGAAATTTTGGTACGTGAAAGGTGGGCGTCCCATTAAGGAGCTAGTATACGGCATCGACTATATCTACCGGCATCGTTGCCGGCGGGCTGCGATCGTGGAGGCCGAGATCGATGCGCTGACGCTTATGAGTGCGGGCGTTCCTGCGGTTGCTGCCGGTGGAGGTGTGATTAACAAGGAGAAGGCGGCTGTAATTATACGAAGCCCAATTGAGGAAATTTTCGTTATGTCCGATCATGACGACGTTGGGCAGGCGCTTAAGCGAGAGGTTATCCGTATGCTAGGCGGGGACTTGCGCGTCGGAGTTGCGGGGTTTCCCAAACGTTATAAGGACGTGAACGAGGTGGCTCAGGCTGAGGGATTGCAGAAATTAAGGGAATATTTCGAGCGAAGAAAATTATGTAAAAAATTTTTAAGTTAATGTTACACTTTAGCGATTTTATGATGGTATATAAATAGGAGGGAAAAACGGGTTGGATAAGAGCAAACTGAATACTTTGGCACTTAAGGCAAAACTCGGATGTGAAGAATCTCTCTGGAAAATAAAGGCGGAATTAATTGGCGAAATTCATAAAATGTCAAACCACAATTGGCACAGCATACGAAACGAAGCCAAATTCGAAGAATCATGCTTCACGAGGATAGACAGTGCGGTTAGGGCTTTTGATCCTAGAAAAGGAAATTTCTATAACCTAGCAATGTTTAAGATAAATAGTTGTTTGAAGGAATCGCGTAAGAGATTTAGTGAGACTCCTGTAGTTATCTCTTTATCCGAAAAACGCTCAGAGATTGAGCTTGAGTCGACGGTAATAGATGACTCAGCAGTTATCGATGATGGATTGATGGTTAACGAGAAAATCGCCCTCTTAGCGGAAGGCGATCCTCGAAAGGAGATGATACTAAAGCTATGGGCAAGTGGTATTGATGAGACGAAGTACATCGCAAGGGTGATAGCCAAAAATTGCGGAGGTAAGATTTCATCAAACCGGACGTACACCCATCGCTTCAGGGCTAGATGTCGAAAGGCACTAGCGTAAGTATCAATTCATTGTAATTATATTCCATATTAAAAGATTTGTCAACGTTTGAGGTGATTCGGATGAAAATCGAGGTTACGCATCATGCGGTCGAAAAGGCGGTGACATCTCTACGAATCAACCGGAAAATTGCCAATGAGTGGGTACGATCCAACGTCAAGAAGGCCCGGTACATCGCCGATATCATCGCAGAAGACGGCACCCCATCGAGATTATTTGCAGGCGGAGGGGTACTA